TCCGTGAGGTCCATCAGCCCGCCGTTGAGCGCGCTCGCGGACGACGCGGAATCGCTAAAGCCCTTCCACATGTCGAGCAGCCCTGGCTTGAGTTCGACTGACGCAGTTTTGACACCGTTTACGCTGTCGCGAAGACGTTTCCACTCCGGCAGTTGCTTATCCATGTCGGCCAGGAACTTGTCATCGCCGGCGAGCGCGACCATGGCTGTCGCGGGATTGACCGCGGCCAGCATTCCCATGACCCCGCCGCCACCTGCGACCTTGCCCGCGACCGCACCCGCTGCGACGTTGCTGCCAGCGCCCGAGACCTCAGCAGTAGCAGCCGCGGCTCCTGCGCCTGCTGCGTCTACACCGATTCCACCGGCTGCTGCGATCTTCGACGCGATCATGGCGTCGCGAATGAGCATGATGCCCTTGGCGACGTTGATGATGGTCGGGAGCGCAATCAACAGGCCGCCAGCCCACAGGGCGGTGCTTATGATGTTGTCCTGCGTGCCCTTATCGAGAGAGTCGAACCAGTCGATAGCGCCCGAGATCGTATCGACGATCTTCTCAAACGCGGGCAGGAGCTTGTAACCGATGGTCTCCTGCAGCTGGTCGTAGGACGCGCTGAGCCGGGCCGCCTTGCCCGCGGCGGTCTCCTCGTATGCGGCGGCCTGCCCCGCGAAGTGCTCACGGAGCGCCGCCATGGCCTCTTCCTGCGTCATGGTTGCTTTGAGGAACGGCAGCATGCGCGAGGCGATGCCGATACGGCCCTCTTCGACCTTCGCAACAAGCGAGGTCGCGGAGAGCAGGTCCATACCCGTGCCGCGTGCTACGTCCTGGGCGAGCCCGAGGTCTTTGAGCGCGACCGACGCACTGCCCGTCATCAGCGTGAGCTTGGCGAGCGCGGCGTTGGTCAGGTCGTCCTCGAAGCCGAGTTTGATGCCCGCGGTCGTGGCCTCATTCATAAAGCCCGCGTAGGAACTCCACGCCTGCCCGGTAGCCTCGACAGCAGTCTTGAGTTTGACAAGCTCCTGCTGGTCGACGATGGCCTTCTGCACCGCGCCTTCGAGGAACTTCACGGCACCGACCGCGACCATGGCGGTACCGATGCTCGAGATGATGCCCGTGATAGCCTTGCCCTTGGACATCATGTCGCCATGCAGTCCCGAGAACTGCGTCTTCGCCTTGTTGATGCCCGCCGTGAACTTGGAGTCGTTGACTTCGAGCAGCGCGATGATGCGCCCCATGATCGCGTCTCCGGCCATGCGTCACGCTCCTAGATAGGCGGGTGGAGTCCGACCGCTTCCGCTTCCTCGCGGTAGGTCGATTCGGGAACGGGGTCGAGAGCCTCGGCGAACGCGGCGCGCTGCTCGTTGAGGTCGTCCGCGCGTGAGAGCGCGGCGGTAAAGAACGCAGCCTCGAGCGCGGCGTAGGACGCGGCGACGTGACGTGCGTTGTAACCCGCCACGAGTTCGGAGATCTCGCACAGCGTGAGTGCGTGGAATGCGTCGTGCGTCAGCCCGAGGACGCCCAGCCCTACTTCGAGGGCGCGGTCGTACCATCCTCGGGCGTCAGAGGGGAAGTCTCTGCCTCAACTTCAGCGTCAGGCTCGATGATGGCGAGGAAGTGACCCGCCACCCCCGCTTCGCCCACGAGCTCACGCGCGTCCTCGATGGCGTGGCCCTCGTCGAGATACGCCTGCAAGAGTTCGAGCGCCTCGGCCTCGGTGATCTTCACGCCGTTGCATCGCAGCGACATGGCCCACAGCGCGAACAGTGGAGCGTTCTGGAACGCGCTCGTCTGCCACGCGACGGGTGCGCCGTTGAGGGACGGGTGGAGCGTCTCAAACTCCTTGACACTTCCTACCTCCCAGCGCATGACGTGTTCGACGCCGCCGATAGTGACCGTGATTCCGTTCATAGTGACCTCCCCGGTCGTGGTTATGCGGCGTCCCGATGACACATCGGGCCGTTGATCGTGAAGTGGATCGCTTCGTCTACGAGCTTCGTCGCGTCCTGCGTCGTGCCCGCCTTGTCGCATATCGCCCAGCCGACCCAATGCTCGCCTGACGCGACCGACACGTAGCACTTGACGAGCACGTCGAGCCCGACGCGCTCTACGAATCCGCCCGTGTCCCAGTAGCGAGACGCGGTGACGCCCGACCCGAACAGCCCGGCGACCTGGAACGTCTCCCAGCCCGCGCGAGCGGCCACGAAGTCGGTAGAAGAGACGGCGGCGGTGGAGTCGTCGATGGCCCACTGGTAGAAGCCGCCGACCTCTGCCACGGGCTGATAGTTGCCGCCGACTGTGACGGTCTCGCTCGTAAGGGCCGCGTCGAACACGACCGTACCCGTGGCGTACTCGATGGCGAAGCCAGTCGTCTGTATCGTGCCGTTCTTCTTCACGACGATGGCGCTACCGAGCGGCCATGCCGACTTGCTGCGGTCGGTGATGGCGTAGCGCGTCTTGTCCGTGCTGGCGGTGGTAGCGCCTGCCGTGAAGGTCGAAGTGCTGGCCGTCGTTGAGGCGAACACTCCGCCGATCTTTCCAGCCGTGATCGCCATGTCGGCCTCCTTATGCGTCGGTCGAGGTCATGGCACCGGTCGGCTGGATCTTGATCGTCACGGTCACGGCGGTGTTCGTGCCGGAGTTCGTCGAGAAGCCGAGCACGAGCGCGGAGAATGCGACCTTCGGAACGGTCGTGCCGTAGCGCACCTCGCACGCGATGGGCGTGCCGGCCAGGAACGACGTGCGGAGCGCGATCTGGCCCGTGGCGTCCGTGGGGTCGAAGAAGCCCTGGGCGCTGACCTCGTCGCCCTTGAGCAGCCCTGCGACGAACGTCTCCCACGTGTCGCCCATGATTGCCGTCGCGATGGTTGACGCGGTGGCGCCGCAGTTGAACGATTCGAGTCCTGCGACCTTGGCGGGGCTCGCGCCTACCCAAAGCGTGGTATTTTTCCCGGCGAGTGTCATGCGTTACCTCCAATGGAAAGGACACCCGTGGGTGCCCGATTGACCGTGCGATGTGAGTGCGTCTAGAGCAACAGGGTGTTGTAGTTGGTCGAATACATGTGGCGAGCCGTGCCGTCCTGCCCGAGGTACATGGGGTGCGAACGCGCTTCACAGTCCGAACGCGCCCCGAGCGCGTGCATGACCGCGTTTGCGTTCGAGAGCGCGGTACCCGCGGCCAGCGAGCGCGTTACGACCTGCAAGCCTGGGCGTTCGGCAAGGAACGAATCGCCGAACACGGACAGCGGGGGATCGCCCGCGTACTGGTTGAGGACGATTGCCGTGTTGACCGTGGCAGGCGCGATGCCGTCGTAGAAGATGGTCGTCCCGATGGTGCCGACGCCCGCGGTGACGAGCGCCGCTGCCATGTCTGCGCACATCGTCATGGCATCACATCCCTAGTCCGCGCTTCGTGGCCTCGTTGAGGAGTTTCAGAACCTTGTCGGCGTTCTCACGCAGCGGGGTCTCGAGGTACTTCGGTCCCGTGCCCGGAGTGGTGTAGTTCCAACCTCCGGGCGCTTCGTGCTGCACGAGCGCGTAGGGAGCGGCGGCCCCTCCGTATGCGATCTCTTGCGTCTTGCCGCCGTTGAGCGGCTTGACCGTTCCCGAACCCCGCAGCGCGCCCCACTCTTCCGGCGTGACTGCAATGGACTTTGCGAGCACCATCTCCGCGTCAATCGCAAGTTCCTTGATCGTCTCGGAGTTGACCTTGGCGACGAGCTCGCCGCCGTACCACTCCATCGTCATTCCATCGCCGCCTCCCACATCGTGACCACCCCGTCGAGCGTGGGTACGGTCGAGACGCCCGAGACGTGGTAGATGACGCTCTTGAACGTCACTTCGTCGCCCTCGTCAACCTCGGTGTCCGTAAACATGGCCCGTGTGCGCGCCACAACGCTCTCCATGCCGCTCGTGACGACACGGGCGGTGCCTTCCTCCCAGCGCACACGTATCGTGCTGTAGGAGCCGTAGACGGACGTGCCGTCGCCATTGAAGGCACCCGTGACGCGGCGCAAGGTCGCGCTCTGCGCGTAGATGCTCACCGGAACCTCGCGATGCGAACGGCTCCCGCTATCCACGGGAGCAGGCGGGTGTATGCGTCTCGGGAGACGAGTCCGCCCGTGCGCGAGGATCCGTAGACCTCCGTGAGACGCCCGAGCGTGATCGAGGTCACGCCCTGCGCTTGCAGGTCGAGACGTTCGTTGTCGCCCTGATCAAGGAGCGCGAACGCCTCGTCGCACTGAGCGTCCTTGACGACCTGCGGGACTACCGTGTCGTCGTAGACGGCTTGGATGTA